GCTGACATGATATTTCCTTTAGTTAAAACGGTTAGATTTTTGCTGGTTCAATTTTGCCGGAATTACTTGCAAATTCCAAGGCACATGAAGGCCAGACACGGTTTTGCCTTGAAGCGGGACAATGTGGTCAACGTGCCAATCAAATCCAAAAAGTTGCTTTCGTTTGCTGGCAATGTCATATGCTTGCTCAATCATCCAATGGTCGTCTTCAGTCAACCAATTTGGTGTACGGTTCTTTTTTGCAGCATCTCTTGCCATCCATTTGGCGTTAACTTTGTCTTTATTGGCTTGCGCCCAACTGCGGTACAACTCTTTCATGCGATTGGGATTTGCTTTTCTCCACGACTGAATAGACAGCGCAAATTTTTCTTTGTTGCTGCTTCGCCACTCTTTAGCTTTTTCAAGTTGTGCATTTTTGCGAGCTTCATATTTAACTTTGCAACGATCGGATTCACATTCCTTACACCAAGACAACAATCCGCTTTTACGCATGCCGCATTTACCAAAGTCAAAATCTGGCTTATCTTGATGGCAACGAATACAAGTTTTCATATTAAGCAAGAGTAATGTTTGCAGTGCGTGTAACACCATCAGAACCACGCACAGAGACCTGCAAATTGGTGTTACTAGTCAGGTTAAATACCATTGTGCCGTTTGTTGTAAGCGATGGCGGTGTCGCTGGTGCGCTCTGAATCAAATTCCCACTGGAGTCAAAACGACCATATTCTTTGGTGTAACCTTCAAACGCAAGATAGCCGTCTGTTGAAGTGTTTGTACCAAACGCTTGAATTTTTGTTCCTCCGGAAGTGTTTCCGTTAGCAATGCCAAAATTTCCATTTGTAGTGGTAACAGAGAATTTGGCAAACGGAGAACTCGTCCCAATGCCCAAACCTGTGGAGGTGAGGCGCATGGTTTCGGTGCCACTTGCGTAGAAAGCTGTATTTGCAAAGCCAGATGCCGAGTCGTTGATGAGCAAAACATCGCTAGTGTTGGAAATTGAGCGAATTGCATTTACCGGGCCTACGTTGAATTTTGAAACAACTAATCCATTACCAGCAAAAGCACTTTTAAAACTGCCATTTACACCGATTTCCAAATCCGCCCCATCAAACACTAGCGCAGACCCCGTGGTCAGCACCTTGGAGCCGTCAAGGTAAGCAACGCCGTTGGCTGTGCCGCCTGAGATTGTCACCGTGCTAGAGGTTGTCAGCGTAGTGAAAGCCCCGGTGTTGGCTGTGGTGGCTCCTACGGTGCCGTTCAGTGGGCCTGCGAAACCTGTGGAGGTCAGTATCGTGCCGTTGAAGGTCAGGTTTGCCGAGTCAGTCTCAAGGCCTGCTGTGCCGCTGTAGACCACACGGGTAGCCGTTAGACCGGAGTTGGTGATAGAAGTCCCTGTGAGGGCCGTAAACGTACCAGCCGCCGCTGCTGTGCCGCCGATTGCTGGAGGGCTTGCCAGGTAGGTGCTAAAGCCTGCTCCGCTTACCGTAGACGATGCTGACAGCGTAGTAAAAGCACCCGTGCTTGCCGTTGTGGCGCCTACCGTTCCGTTCAAAGCGCCAGCAAAGCCTGTGCTTGATAGGATAGTGCCGTTAAAGGTCAATACCCCGCCGCTAGTCAGCACCTTAGACGCATTGAGGTAAGGAACGCCGTTAGCAGTTCCCGAGGTCAGCGTGATTGCACCGGCAAATGTGACTGCTGAACCAGTTAGCGAAAACCCTGCATCGTAGTACGCAAAGTTTGCGTCTAGGTTAGCAAGAGGGATTGCGCTTGTGGCGCTGGCGAATGTATTTGGGACTGCCATAATTTTCCTTATCGAGACATTGGGATACTACGATTGGCCGATTGGTAGGTTGCCCAAACTGCCTGCTTGTTTTTGGCGAGAAAAGCCGCGCCGCTCTGCGTATCAATAGCACTCAAGTTTGCAATGTATGGGCCATTGTAGTTAATTGTGGGGCCTGTGTCATTGCCTCGGAGCATATTGTTGGGGACGATTGTGCCAGCGGTCTTAGGGATAAACAACTCTGGGCCGCGTTCACCGACCATTGAAGGGACGCCCACGGGAGGGTCGCCGCCGTCTGCAAAGCCAAAGAACTTCATGCCTGCGGAAATCAATGTTCCAACGCCGCCTGTACTCATATCCATAAGATTAAGCATCTGTTTTCTAAGTGCAATTTTTAACAAGTCTTTAATAATGCTTTCGGTCAAACTAGCAAAGGATATTTTTCCAGTTTCAACAAAACTATCAATGGCGCTTTCCATTCCTTTGGAGAAAGTTTGAAACGCTTGACCGCCTTCAGCAGCAGCATTAAATGCAGCTTCTTTGTAATCGTTGAAAGCCTTGTCCCAACCGTAAGCAAATGTCTTTTGAGCGTCTTTGCCTTCTTTGCTAATTTTTATAGTGGCTTGTCCGGTAGCGCGCAATGACGCTTCATAGGCATCAATTGTTCCTTGTGGTGTACCAAGTGCTTGCGCTTGACGTTTGTAATCAAGGATTCTGCCTTCTAAATCATATTGCTGCATTAACAAATCACGCTCATCACTACGGGTTAGCAATAACGTGTTTTCGTAAGCAAGCCGTTCATTAGACAAGTCATTAAGACGGACGGATTCTTTCTGTTGATTGCTTAAACCAAAAATGGCTATCCTTCGCGCATCTTCCGCATCGCGTCTTTGCTTTGCAGTTTCTTGCTCATCTTCTGCGCCTGTTTGTCCAAGCGATTGCAGATAAACCTGTTGATTTTCAAATGCTTTCTTGTCTAAATCAATTTTGTTTTGTATAGCGGCAAGGGCTTTTGAATCAGCAGCAGCTTGTTTAATCCTTGCAACTTCAGCGCCAGCAGCGGCATTCCGTGCAGCAGACAATGCGGCTGTTTCTTTGTCGCCAGCAGCGGCTTTTTCTTGCGCGACTTTAGAGTTAATTTCTAAGATTTTCTGTTGAGTGTCTAAGTCAATTAGCGCCAGCTTGCTGTCTAAGTTGTCAATTCTTAGAATGTCCAAATTAACTTCAGCGCGCTTGATGTCAATCATCATTAGCTCGCGGGTTAGCGCCGCTGTCTTTTGTTTTGCTGACGCTTCTTTGCTAACTGCTTCTGCAATTTTTTCTGCTGGTGCTTCCCCAAGTTTTAAATCAGGACGCGCAAACCTTGCGTCTGAACTGTCTGGCAATGGTTTAAATTTGGCGTCAGACCATTGGTTTTCTCTAGCATTTTTTGCAGCTAAAACCTCAGATGGTTTCTTAAATGTTTCTTGCCCCATCTCTGCCCAACGGTCAGTTGATTTAGTAGGCGCACCCTTTGGTTCTTCTGCCGAGCCGCTAACATAAATAAACGTGCCAATGGCTGCAAGCGTGGTTACAGCTTTTAGAATCAAACCGATAGGAGTTGCACCGCCTGCCGTTAAATTAAACAATGCTCCAGCAGCAGCAGCCGCACGAATAGCACTTGCTACATTTAACATTTCCCGCGCAACAGCCGCAATTCCCAATACCGTAGCAGCAGCACCAACGCCTTTTAAAATGTTGCTAAATTCTTGGACGGTAAGGATATGAGTCTTGGAAAATGGAGCGATAAGATCAGCAAACGCAATTGTTAAATTTTGCAAATTTGTTTTAAGCGCATCACTAACTTGCCCAACTGTTTCCAATGAATTTGCGTACTTGTCAAAACCTCCTGTGCCTTTTGCAAGCGCGGCAGACAGGTCATCCATTGAAACGCCAATACCAGCTTTGCTAAAAACGTCCTTGATTGCTTTGGTGCGTTCAAATTGATCGGTAATACTTTTAAAACCATTGGCAACCTTTACGATTGCATCGTATGGGCTTAGAGTTTTGAGTTCGGTAAATGAAATTCCAAGGCGTTCAAATTGAGCAATTGCCGCATCGTTGCCAGATTTAGCATCTGCAATTTTTCCAAACAATGTACTAATGGCTTTGTCTGCGTTTTCCGCTTTGCCGCCGCTTGATTGCAGGGCATCACGGAATGCCAAAACCTCTGGAATGCTTAGACCAAAACTATGCGAAAGGTCAGTAACTTCATCAGACAGAGCAACTGCTTGATGGTATAGCGCGCCCATGCCAATAGTGATTGCAGCAATGCCAGCATTCTTAAAGTCATCGGCCAGACCTTTTACGCGAGTTCCCAATGCGTTAAATTGCGCCTGCAAATCTTTTGCGGAGCGTTTGGCGTCAGCGGTGGCTTTGTCCCACTCAACCGTGACCAGTCCAAGTTTTACCGATAGGGAACCGATTTGTGCCATGCTATGTGCCTTTTGCTTTCTGTTTGGCTATTTTACGGGCGATTTCATCAATTGCCAGTTTTAGGCTGTCAGCAAGAATGTCTGTTACTAGCTTGGTGTTTGATTCAAGCGCAGGTCGCAAAAACGGATGCTTGGGCGTAGATGCGTTTCCAAACTCTTGCGAAACTGCAACGGGTCTTTTTCCACGCCATACGTTTTGAAATTTTCCACGTTTGTTTAGGATAGTGTGCAGCGTTGATTCATTACGCAACGGGCTGGCTGAAACGCGAGCCATGTAGATTTCACCAGGTTCGTAATACTTGCTGCTTTTATCGCCCCTATTAGGACGGTGTACCTTCATGTAAATGCGGTCTGCAAGTTGACCGGAGTCTCTAGGAGCGTTTTGTTTGGCAGCGTTAAGCACAGGCGTAAACGCTTTTTTCATAGCCTCTCGCCAAATGCGATCAGTTTTCCCTTTGCCAATTTCCTCTTTTAAGGCATCCATTGCGGCAAACAATTCCGGGAAACCTTCAACTTGATACTGAACCGCCATTCACCTTCTCCATGTTAAAGCCCGGTGCGCTAGTCAAGAACGCCAGCAATGTGTTGCTTACTTTTTCAGTTTCAGGAACTTCAAGGTCAGGGTTTTTGTCGTATTCTGTAATCCAAGGGAATATGGATTCTGTCTTATATGCTGTTGCGCCTTTTTCTCTGAAATAGTTAAACACTGTGGCAGTCAAAGGTGCCATTGCATCAAAGACACCTTTACCGCCAAGTAAACCATCATGCCACATCACGCAGATTTCTGCGAATGTTTCCTCATCTATCTGGTCAACACTTTCCGCTGTGTGACCATTAAAAATCATTGCAGCCCTTGCTTGGCTACTAACTGAGCGCCTCAGTTTTTTTTTGATTCTTTGTAGTTGGGTTTGATTGCTTCATCAATCTTGCTGACAATTTCTCGAATCACAGACTCTGGAAATTCCTCTGCAATCTCATCGTAGCTTTCCGTAATGGGTTCGCCAGTTGCTGACTGCAACAATGAAAAGTATTTTTCCACTTGCGTTTGCCAGATGGCGGTCATCTTTGCTACCTGCCTAACAGATGTGCCATCCACGATTACATCATTGTCCGTAATACGGATTTTGTCGCCATCTTTGTTGAGCGCCTCAATAAAACCTTCTTCCGCTTCCTCTAACGTCTTACGCAGGGGTGCGCCTAGGTTTTCATAAATAACGTCAATACGGGCTTGATCTGGCTCTGTAATGGCACTTGCCAAAGCATCCATTTCTCGCTTTACCGGAATGCGAACCTTGAGGTCAAAAGTTACGTCATTAGCTTGAACGGTAATAGTCTTAAATCTTGCGCTTGCCCGAATGTCTGAATAATTAGCACCCAGTTTGTTTGCAAATGTCATGTTTTATCCTATGATGATTTTGTCAAAGATTTCCTGATTAAGCGCCTGCACATAAACGACAACCTCTTTAGGCGTCATTTGCGAGGCATGGTTTTCCGCTATTTTGTGGGCAAGGCTGACTGCTGTAAGTTTCTGCTGGCTGCGTCCAAACCAGTCTTTGCGTTCGCCCATTTGCTTTACAAGGAAGTCCAGCAAGTCGCCGGTATTTTGTATTGTGTTTTGTTGTGTCATTTGAGTGTAAGTTGGAAAAGTGTCCCGTCAATCAAAGAAGCAATTTCGTCCGTAATGTTTTGCAGTTCTGAGTCCTGCGGAAACCCATCCGCAACGCGCAAGGTCGCCACTTCATCCTTGAGGTAAAGCAAATAATCTACAGGTGCAGTCGGCATATAAAACCCAGCAACGTAGGAAACGCGATTAGCGTACTTGCCTTGGTATGCCTCCACAAAGCCGTCTATAAGGTCTTCAACGCCCGTGTAGTACGCTTTTAGCGCCTTATGCTCTGCAAAGCTATACGTTGCTAAATGCAACATGTGCGCGCCAGTAACGCTATGCAAAAGGCAAGTAGCAAACTCGCCAACCGGATTGGTTTGGGATTGCTCTACGCTGAATTTCATGATTTTGCTTTTTTGGTTACGACAGCCACGGGGTTGTACTTTGCCAACAAACGCAAGACTACGCCTTCAGCCGTGTCAGCCTCTACGGAAGCCAAAGCGGCAGCAACTTCATTGGCATCAACCACTGCAAACCTAGAGTTTAAATCCAAGTCTCCATTGGCTGAAACCAATCCCTTAACCACTTGGTCAAGGGTGTCCATTAGGTGTTACTCCATCCGTATTGACCGCCACGGGGGTGGACAGTAAACATGCACTTAGCCTCTGCGCCGGGTTGCGCGTCAATCGTGAACTGGCTCACGCGACCATTAAAAGCATAAGCAATCGTGCTGGCTCCGCTTGCTGCGGCAACAACAAAGGTGCGGTCAATGATACCGCTGTAGGCATCGCCACGAATCAACAGCAAGCCAGCGTCTGAAGGGTTCCAGGCGGCTGTGATGGTCATGCTGGTAGGTGCGGATTGCGTTGGGATTTTGTCAGACTGGCGAGCGCCTGCAACGCCGAATGATGCAACGGCATCGTCTTGACCAAAAGCGGGGACTGCTTCCACATTCAAGGCCACACCCGCGCCGCCGGTTCCGTTTGCTGACGTGCCGACAATGGTAGCCACTTGCGCCGCCCACACGGACAAATTAGCGGTAGAAAATGCCGTAGGCGTAGCGCCCGATTGCATCCACATTGAGGCACTAAAGCCTGGGAGAATTACTGCTGGTGCTGCCATGATTTGCTCCTAATTAAGCGTTGTTACACCAGCCGTAGAGATTTCCACGGGGCTGGACGGTAAAGGTTGCTTTGGCTTCCGCACCGGGCTGGGCATCAATTACCCATTGCGAAACGCGACCAATAAAGCTGTAGTAAATGATGTTTGTGCCATCAGTAGCAGCCACCACAAAAGTGCGATCAACCGTTCCCGTGTATGCGTCCGTGCGAAGCAACAGCAAAACCGTATCAGAAGGATTCCATGCTGCGCTGATAGTCATAGACGTTGGCGCAGATTGGGCTGGAATTTTGTCGCTTTGGCGAGCGCCAGCAACCGTGAACGAGGCTACAGCGTCATCCTGCCCAAAGGCGGGAATAGCCTCAATGTTCATCAGATTGCCGGAGACAGCAATTGGAGCCACGTTAGCAACAAGCGACAATTGCGCCAAGGTCAAAACGGTAGGGGAAGCCGATGGCTGGGCATACATAGACGCCGAAAAGCCGGGCAAGAGTTTATTAGGTAGAGCCATTTTTCATCCTTCAAAAAAAAATATGGTTTATTGTTTTATGTTGGAACGTCAATGGTGCAGTCTAAGAATATTTCTGCGAGCTTGTTTTCGTTGTCATACGAATTGTATAACCATTGAACGTCAGCCTTAGAAATATAAAACCCTGCGCCGGTATTTGGCGATGTCCAACCTATTGTGTCAAGGTCAACATTTGTCCAAGTTATCACTTGTCCAGCATTGTTGAGCCATCCAGTAGTGCCGCCAAAGAATCCAGAGTAGCCGTGCAGCGCCTGCAAAATCTGATTTGATATTGTAAATCCATCTTCAATTGATTGTGTGAAGATTGAAATCTGGAAAACGGGGCGGTCAATGCCTTTGTTGCTTTGCGTTGTACCTGTGTAGACGGGCTGGTGAACATTACGCAACGTCCACGTTATAAATTTAGGTTCTGTGGCAAAGTTGCGGTTAAACGCAGCGTATACGGGCACAGGCGTAACAATAGCCGCCAGTTGGTACTGGATAGCCTTGCCATAAATAAACGGGTTCTGTTGCGTTGCCATTAGACTGCCACCACGGGGTCGTTACGAACACACAGAAATTTAACCGACATCCGGTCATCAGCTTCCCGCACGTTATCAATTCGCCAGTCAAAGCCGCGCCATGTAATAGAGTACAAATTCTGGCTATCAACAATGGTTCTAGTGTTAGGCGTGTAGTTCAACGTAAATTCAACTACGTCTAAATACACCCGATATTTTTCTGAAATCTTTACATTGTTTGCAACTGAATGCACCCGCGCGCGCGTAGCAAACCAAACGGATTGCGCCGTGCTTTGCTCGCCAAACGATGACCTGCCAAAAGCAAGGTTGTTGACGTTGATGTTCTCAAACCGTGCGATGGCCATTTTACATCACCAGCGGTTTGTAAGGACGTAGCAGGGTAGCAATACCAAACGGAATGTTTTTAAGCTGTATGTCTGTTGTATCGCTGCGGTTGTTATAAAGGTGCGTAAGCAAGAGCAAACCAGCTTGTTTGATGACTGGATACGCCGCCAAGACATTTGCTACGGTAGCGTAGTCAATCACAATGGGCGCGGTCATGCTTGAATTAATGCTTGTCGGCAGGCTTTGCACAATCACCTTGTTGCCAGAAACATCGTAGTAATATTCTGTGGAAGCAATCGTCACCACCGTGGGCGGAAAGTCATCTGTGTAGTATTTTAAAGAAGTGATGGTCACGCCAGCCAAGGCTGAATTGGCATTCTGACTAACTTCTGGAATGTCTAAGCATACGGGTGACGCTGCAAGGCTTTCTATACCGTACCAAACGCGATACGACACCGAAAAGATAGACATACCTAGGTAGTCTTCAATTGCTTGCCGTACAGCCACTTCCAGCTTTTCCAAATAGGCGTCTTGACTTGTGTCACCAAACAAATTTAATTGGTTAGTAACTTCAGTTTCAGTCAACCATGCCGTAGTGTTGTCGCGACCAATCTGCTCAACCTTGGAGTAATTGAACGGGTTGCGCGATACAGCACCGAAAGGCAATCCACCAAGGTTGGAATCTGCTGCCATTTTTTAAGTCTCAATCAAACGGACGCCTGCAAATGGGTTTCGCACGGTTGATACCATACGCTTTTCAGCAAACAGGGTCACAAAACCGGGCGTTGTTTCTTCCATTGCTTGGATGGTCATTTCTTCCACATCCGCAAAGGTCATAAATTGAGGCCAATTTGCAAGGTACACAGGGAAGTTGCCTGCGGTTCCGGTTGCGTCAAGGTAAGGATTAGGAACAACAGGCCAACCCATAATGTTGATTGCTGGGCCTTCGCCAAGTTCACCAGTATCTACTAGCGAATATGGGCCAGTTGCGCCATTGTGAGCATACTTGCGGATTCCTGCAATATAGCTTGGGCTCATATGCCATGCAGTACCCGGCAAGCCCCAATATTGACCTGGAAGCGCAGCCGCCATGTCCATTAGGCTTTCTAAATCAACAGAGGCACTTGAATGACCAACAGTTTGCAATGTGTGCAGGCCATTGGTAATGGCAACGCCAGAAGTGCCGTAAGCAGCCGCCGAGCCAGATGTGCCGGGGTAGTAGTTCAAGCCACGCAAGCCATCTGTGCCGCCGGTTGTGGTTGTGGTGCTTCCAGCTTGGTCGTTGTTGTCTGCGGCTGAAGCAGCTTCAATAGCTGAGAATTCCAGCATCAAGTCTTCAACAATGGTTTCGTTCAGGTAATTGATGTCCGACATAGCAGCCGTGCGGATTGGCAATTGAGCAACAATCACGCGAGTTGGAATCTGCCAAATTGAGGTAGTCGTGCTGGGTGTACCAGTGTTGGGGGTAAACGTGTAGCCCCAAGGGTTTGTTTGGTTTGCCGCATTACCGGTCTTGGCTACAAATTGGGCGCTAGAACCAGCAACCTTGATTTGTCGTGCGCCCATACGGAATGGGTTTGCATAACGCAACGCTGCGAATGCATCATCAAAATAAGTCTTACCACCTTGTCCATCGCCGCTGCCACCCAACGAGGCTGCTTCGCGCAAATCAATGGTGATTTTTTCTCCGGTTTCCAGAGTTTGTTTAACGCCGTCGAGGATTTTTTCGGTGATAGTTTTCATGTTTATTCCAAGGTTAAAAGACGGGGGCCGAAGCCCCCATCCATGCAGCAACAATTAAGCAGCAGCAGTGCCGGTCGAACGGTAACGAATAAGACTATTAACGTCACGAATTGACGTTGCTAAACGTTTTTCGCCGAAGAAAGTTATGTAACCGGGCAGCGTCTGGTCATAGCGGCGCATAACCATGTTCAGGCGGTCGATAATCGTGTGACCACGAGTCCAATCGCCAAAGTACATGGGGTACTTGCTCACAGTACCAGCGGCAGCAGTAGCCAATTGGCTTGGTGCGTCCAGATACTTGTTCATCACCACATCAAAGCCCAACAATTGACCAATGATGCCATCGGGGTTCAGAGATTCAACAGAGTTGAAAATCGGGCGACCGTTGGTGTCTTGCAAACCACGGATGGCTTGAGCAAGAATTGGATTAATCATGAACTTGGTGCCAGCAGTCCAGTATTGTTGTGGCAGAGCGTAGATCGTGTTGATAACGTCTTTGTACTGCACATTGTTTGCACCAACGGTGTTTGCATTGGTGGTGATCTGGTCGTAGGTTGCCACGCTGTGCAAGCCAGTCGTAGAACCAGTACCAGAAGTTCCGTATGCAGCAGCCGAAGTCGTGCCACCAGCGTAGGTTGCGTTTGCGCCGGGATACTGATTCAAACCACGCAGGCCATCAGCGCCGCCAGTAGCCACGGAAGAACCGCTGCCACTTTGGTCGTTGTTGGAAATCATGGATTGGGCTTCTGCTTGGGCAAACTCAGCCAGCATGTCGTCAACGATGTTGGCTTCCAAACCGTCAATGTCGTCCAGAGCCGCAGTACGGATCGGGAACTGCACGTTGATGTCCTTGAGAACCAATTGCCAGATGCTGGTGTTTTCAGTGGTAGCCGCGCCGTTGTTCTGGATTGCATATCCCCACTGGGCGCCTGCGTTGCCTACTTTCTGACGAAATTGATATGAAGAACCGTCAGTTGCTACGGTGCGAGACATGCCACGCATGGGATTAGCCAAACGCAAAGCAGCAAACACAGGATCATAACCAGTACGACCACCTTGACCGTCACCGCCAGCAGTCAAGCCAGCAGCTTCTTTCATGTAGGCGTCATACTGATCGGTGCTTTCAAACATCTTCAGTTCTTTTTCGCCTTGGCGACCTTTGTAGTACGTTGACAGTTGCTCGCGCACAGCACGGTTGACATCGCCGCGAACGGTTTTGGCAATCTTGATAAGGGGAGCAGCCTGTACAGCGGAAACTTTAGCTTCCAAGGCGGCAATTTTTTCCTGCATTTCGGCTTTAACAGCTTCAACGGCAGCGGGGATTTTGGCTTCAACAGCCGACACAGCTTCAGCCTGTTTGGCTTCAATTGCGTCCAGTTTTTCAATGATAGCTTGGGACATGATTAACCTTTCAGTCGTTTTTCAAGAGTTTTTAGAAGTTCGCGCTGCTCTAAGGCTTTGAGAATTTCCACGTTGGTTGCCTCCGCATCAGAATCACTCTGAATGGGTGCAGTCTCATTGGGTACAACAACAACATCACGCTGTTCAAGTACCTTTTTGAAAGTAGATGCAGCGGCAACCGCATCACTCTTAGAAAGCCCAACATCACGCAAGGCTTGTTCCAAAATCTTTAAATCAGCAGAACCATCAGGCCGGAAATATTCTAAGCGGCTGACGTTTGCTTCTGGGTTGTTGGGATACATCACAATGCTAACTTCGCGCAAGCCGCCTTTGGTGATTTGGAAATAGGCTTCTTCACCTTGGTCTGGCTGACCCTCAGCGTTTACCATGCAATATTCATCCGCATACGCCGCCACCGAAACGCCGCCAAACATCATTGGGGATTCTTGCATTACGGTGTAAATGTCTTTGCCTGCGCTGGTGTTGGTAAAAATACGACCTTGAGCAACCATGCCCTCGGGCGTGAACTCAACGGAATCCCATTGTCCAACGGGAACGGCGTCTGCGTTGTGGTTAACAAACATTGGCATGGGTTTGCCTTCAGCAGCAAAGGCTTCTGCCCAATCCATAAAGCCTTCGGGCTGGTAGTTAAACCGGCGTCCGTCTGCGCCTTCTCGAGCGCCCCAAGTGGTAATGGTGGCTTCAATTTTTCCGCTTTTCCCGTGCGCTTCCGTCAATAAACGGGCTTCGCAAATCAAGGTCAAGGTCTTTTTCATGGATTACCTCGGTAGGTGTTCGGTCAATATCGTATATTATTTTACGCTTGCTGGGAAGCGCCTTTTTTATGATATTGCTTAATCGTACCATCTTTTGAAAATGGCTGTCTAGCATATTACTTGCCAATGTTCATTTTCTTAGTCTGATTGCCGCCTCCGCCACCAGTGTCCTGCGGACTTGTTCCGGGGATTGTAGCGGCTGTTTTAGGTTCTTGCAATTCATCTCCGCCTTCAATGTTTGGCATTCCAAGGTGTTGACGGGCTTCATTTGGAGTCATTAGCCCTGCTCCTACGCCTGCGGTTGCATAGTTCATTTGGTCAAGCGGGGCGCCTTTTAAAAAGTTTGACGTATCAAACTCAATGCACAAATTTGGGTATCCTTTGAACAGATTGCCCTTTAGCTTCTGCTGGATGTTGACCAAAGTAGGGTACATGGTGGATTTGTAAAACTCATCCAACAGCGTTTGCGTGTTGTTAAATTTACCTTCGCCAATGCCAATCATTTGATGCGGTACGCCAAACAAAGTGCAGATACGCTTCATGGTTTGCTCTTTGAGCGCCGCAGCATCTGTGTCTTGCAGCGTGAGCATTTTCAAAGGCTCATATTTCATACCTTGGTCTAGCAACATACCTTGACCGGGCTTGCTTGGGTCTGATTGGCGGCTTCCCACCATAGATGACCATGCTTCTTTTAAGCGGGCGGCAATTTCTTTGTATTTGCCATCAGGAATCACGCTCTCAGTAGTAAACATTCCAGACGGTTTAGCGCCGTTCTGCATGACGTAATTGGCGTACAGGTCAATGTCTTGGTCAAGCGACACCAGTTCAGCAGCCAACAATCCTTTGTTAAAGCCTGCGGAACCTTGCCAGCCCATTTCTTTAACGTGCATAACTTGATGCGCGGCAAGGGGTTCGTCACGGTTAAAGCCGTAGCTTGGTGTAGACAAGCGGTAGGACGGGTAGCGCGTAGGCGTAATGGTGACGGCAATTAAGGTGCTGTCCAGCAAGTACATTTCTAGCGGGGTTTCCGTAGGAGATGCTTGGTCTTTCCTCCACCAAAGCGTAAACGCTTCGCCGCTAAGTTCGTACCACATCATCCATTGATACCAAAACTCATAAGTAGTCTGAAAGTTGTTAGGCTGGTTTAGCAGGCTGATTACCTGTTTGGCCTTGGCTTTATCCCGAGCGCCAACATTTTCTGATTGGATTGCGTCAACAAAAGTGCCATTGTCTGCCTCACACATTACGCGAATAGGCAATTGACTTAACGCACGGGCTTTTGCAGCCACGCAGGACATGATTGTAGAGTTACGGCTTAACAGGCTAATGTCTACCGGACGGCCTGCGCTGTTTGTCGTGCCGGTGGTGACATACAGAATTTGCGTGTTAACCGTTGGACGGGTGTTAGAACCCGTGTAAACAATGTTATTACCTAGCGCAGTCTGTCCGAAAAGTGCGTTTGATTCTTTGTTTACGTCCACTTTTGGTTTAAAAATGTCAAATAAAGCCATGATTTTCCTTAGAAAGTGCGGAAACCGAACCCGCTCATCGTAGCATTGTCTAGCGAACAGTGCATGGCAATGATTAAACTGATAATACCATCAACTTTTGCTGATTTGTCTGCTTCGTTCTTACGAACCTTTACGTTTCCATTCACATCCTCATACACCTCACAGTTTCCAAGCTGCCAGCCAAGAAACGGGTTGCCATCATGCTTGATGCTGTAGTTGAGCATCAATTTTTCAACGTGCTTGCTTGGGTTACTCAAGACAGCCATGCCTTGCCCTACTTTTTTAACGGGCAAACCTGCATCATTTAGCCGGGCGACTAGGCTTGCTGCGTTGTAAGCGTCAAAGCCAATTTCTTTAATGTCGTAGGTTGCGGCTTGTTTAATGATGTAGTCGCTAATCTCACGGTCATCCATGACGTTGCCTTCTGTGACCTGCAAAATGCCAGAGCGCCGCGCCACTTCAAATATGTCGCCGTAGTGCTTGGGAATTAAATCATACCCGTCTTGCGGCAAAAAGAACTTAAATTCCGCTTCGTAATCATCATCTGCAAAGCGTTTTAGGGTGCAAATGGCGTTTAAATCTCGCGTTGCTGCCAAGTCAAAACCCATAAACACAGCTTCTGGCTCGCGTTTTTCACCTAGCTTGCAACGATCATCGTCCCAATATCCACGGTCAATCCATGCAGAATTTGCACTGACGTACAAGTTTAGGGTTTTGCAAAGGAACTCATTTAGCGCCGCTGGCTTATGCTTGGCTTCCTCTGCGCGCTGGGCAATAGCATCCTCAAAAACGCTAATTCCGTGCATGGGGTTAGCCTTTGCCCAAGTCTTAGGGTCGCGCCAATCATCGCCAGGGTCTAGGCTATACAGCAAACCAAACCAATGCGGGTTATCCGTAGCCTCACCGGTCAGCATGGTTTGAAGCATGGTCATATCTTCGTAGAACTTGGTTTCTTTGGTAAAGCTGGCGGTGGTGATATACACGCGCAAAGGGTTTTGCCGGGCGACCATACCCGAATGCAGAACCTCAATAGAGTTGCGGTCTACGATCTGGGCGGCTTCATCCATGATGGCGCAAGAAGGGTTTAAACCGTCACCCGTCTTTTTGGCATCGCGGCTCAACGCCTTAAACATAGACTGAGCGTCCCCAGCCTTCATAATTTGATGGCGTCCGGTAGAGTACAGCGCCGCAATGTCAGGCGGCATGGCGTCAATAAAGCCGGTGGCAGCGGTAAACACAATCCCCGCCTGGTCGCGGGTGGTTGCCAGAGAATAGACTTCAGCGCCAGCTTCACCAAATCCTAGTTCGTAAAGTGCAATTGCCGCTGTTAGGGTTGACTTTCCTGCTTTGCGGGGAATGTAAATGATGACATCTGTCACCATGCGCTTGCTTAAATCACGCTTGCTGCGGAACCCGTAAACGGCGCAAATAATAAAAATCTGAAACGGCTCAAGGACTAAGGGTTTACCCGCGTCTGGCCCTTTGGTGTGTTTAAGCGTACCAATAAAGTTTAAAACGTGCTGGGCATACTTGGCGTGAAACTCATACGCCCAAGCGCGATCTTCTAGTTGGTTTAGGAACCGCTGGCAAGCAAGACGGACGTTACGGCAAACCAAAATTTCACCGCGCACCACTTGCACGGCATAGAAAATACCATCTTCATAGTTCATGGGCCAGCCAGCAGGTCAGCGTATTTGCCGCCTTCAACCTTGTTTGTCGCAAGCCGTCCACGGGGCGTAAGTCCCAATTCGTTCATCAAGATAATTGCACGGGCAAGCGCTTTGTCGCCTGCGGTCAAGTAAGGGTTAGGGCCAACATTAGCGCCGCCATTAAATTTGACCACAATGCCGCCTTCTGCAATACCTTTGCAGCATTGAATGTAAATGTCCAACTGCATAGCCAATGCCGCCAAGATATGTTTGTCCTGATTTGAGCCAATGCCGTAGGTGTCCCACAGGAAATCACTTGTTTCTTTTACGAAAGCAGTTCTGTCCCAAGCATCAGGGTCATCAAGCCAGTCAGCTTGCGGAACTCGCTGGCGTATTTTTTCCGGCAAAGGCTTTGCTTTATGTTCGGCCTTGGTTCCATGCACGATATGCAACTCAGCCGGTAATCTGTTGTTCATTTTTTGTCCTTTTTTGGGTTTTTGATTTTGCCACCCCCTATTGGAACCCAATTTGTGCGTTATTGGG